AAACATCTGCTTGTCCAGCAAGTTTAACAGTTAACTCTCTTGTCAAAGAGTCAGATCCAGTTCCTATTCCTACTTTTCCAGAAGAATCAATACGCATCCTTTCAGCATCACCAACCCTAAACACCATGTTATTATCTAAGGCTCCCAAAGTTGTTTCTGTGGAAGTATCGTTGTCCTTAAACTTAATCAATGCGTAAGCATCAGTAGACGTAAACTGAGCAACATTGTTAGCAGAACCACTGTCTACTTCAAAGGTAACTTCAGGATCATTACCACCAATCATCACACGGTCATTACCACCGTCAACAAAAAACATATTAGCGTTGCCATTACTTTCAATTCTAAAGTCTCTATCATTAGAACCATCATTGATTACAATGCCTGTAGCATCCATAACCATTTCTTCAGTACCTGCAACATCAAAACGTATCTTGTCTTCATCAGAAGACTCTTCAACCTGTATCTTTGTATCAAGGTCAGCATCTATAAGCTGATTAGCAGTAGTACTGGAAGTATTAGTATTTGTAATAGCCTCTACCAAGACTCCAGTAGGAGGAGCAGTACTAAAG